TTTTTTGTGCCTAATTTTGGCGGGGGGTGGGGGAAAAACAGGCCGGCAGGCAGTTGGGGGTTGTGGGGGCCCCCATGCCAGAAATTTTTCAAAATTTGGACTTTTGGGGGTGGGTACTCTATAATGCCGTTTGGGGCACCCGTCGTTGGGTAAAACACCCCCTTCTCATTTCTCTTACCTCCCCTAGGTCCCCATGGATATTCTGCAAACCGTACTCCATAGCACCCTCGCCCTCTCCCTCAAGACCCAGAATTTCCATTGGAATGTCGTTGGTCCCCACTTTGGGCCCCTCCACGACCTCTTTGGCAAGCAGTACGAGGAACTCCAGGACGCAGCAGACCTCATAGCGGAGCGCATTCGGGCCCTTGATGACTTCGCACACCCCCACAACAGCAACGAGGGGGCCGACGCCGTAGACCCAATCCCCTCCAAGCCCCTCCACTACCGCAAAATGGTCCAAACTTTGGCGGTGGAAAACGAGAAGCTGGGTCTCCTGTGCGCCAAGGGGGTTGCTCTCACGGCGGAAGAGGACCCCGCGACCTCCAATCTCCTGGCGGAGAGGCAGATGGCCCACCAAAAGGCCGCTTGGATGCTCCGCTCGCACCTCCTCGGCTCATAATTTCCCTTGATTTTGGGGCGGGGGCCCCCTAAACTGAGGGCATGCGAGCCCTAATCACCGGAATCACCGGCCAGGATGGCCCCTACCTAGCCAAATTCCTCATCTCCAAGGGGTATGAGGTCCATGGGGTGGTGCGCAGCCACTCCCCGACCCTCAAAAACCTTGACTTCTTCCACATCCGGCCCCAAATTACCCTCCACCTGGGGGATGTATCCTCGGGCCCCGACATGCTGCGGGTGGTAGAGCAGGGTTTCGACGAAATCTACAATTTGGCGGCCCAGAGTTTCGTGGGATCCTCGTGGGACCAGGCCACTTCCACTACCCACATCAACGCGCTGGGGCCCCTCAACCTATTGGAGGCCATCCGCCGGGCGTCGCCGCGCACCAAATTCTACCAGGCAAGCACCTCGGAGATGTTTGGCAATTCGCCGGCCCCCCAGGGGGAGGAAACCCCCATGATGCCAAGGAGCCCCTACGGGGTGGCGAAGCTCTATGGGCACCACATCACCCGCAACTACCGCGAGAGCCACAATCTCTTCGCCTGCTCGGGCATCCTCTTCAATCATGAGAGCCCCCTACGGGGCCCGCAGTTCGTCACCCGCAAAATCACTTTGGGGATTGCGGATATCATTGGGGGGCGCGCCAAGACGCTGGCACTGGGCAACCTGGATGCCCGGAGGGATTGGGGGTACGCGGGGGATTATGTGCGCGCCATGTGGATGATGCTGCAGCAGCCGCGCCCCGACGACTACGTGGTGGCAACGGGGGAGTCCCACACCATAAGGGACTTCCTCTTCCACGCCTTTGACCGCGTGGGTTTGCGCTGGGAGGACCACATCACGCGGGACCCCCGCTTCGTGCGGCCCGCCGAGGTCCATTGGCTGGAGGGAGACCCCACCAAAATTAGGGATATTGGGTGGGAGCCCGACGTGACTTTCCGCCAGCTAGTCAACAAGATGGTGGATTGGGATTGCTACAACCGCCGTTCTTAGCAATCGTAGCAATCCTTCCTAGCAAATCAATTAGCTTAGTTTTAATCCAGTGGGCCACTCGAAGTTCCACTTGAGGCCGTGAGTTTGGGCAACATCGCGAGCGTCGAGGAGAAACGATGCCACGAATGCCGACCCTGAACCAACTCGCTCTGCCGCATCATCGTGGGCTTGCTGGAGTGATTCCAGAATGTTCCGATTGCGGGCAAACGGCTTCATCCGGGGGTAGGAATACACGGAAGGGTTTAGCTCCTTAACTACGTGGTCGAATACGTGTTCCGGGCGCTTCTTGAAGTAGGCGTCGGGGATGAGCCAACCCACCACACACTTCAGGGTGGTGTCCCCCTTCTCCATGCGGTAGGCGCACCCCTTCTTGGGCCAGTAGGCGGGGCAGCCCTGCTTGACGATTTGGCGCACCGCGTAGTCAAACTGGCGCTGTACCTCAGCCTTGGACATGCTTAGGACTCCTCAGTGTAAAGGTGGTGCCACACGACCTCAGTGTGTGGGCGGTGCCACACGATGATGGGGGTGTCGGGCCCCACGTAGGCCCCGGCGATGTTGAACTCCAGGAATTCGTGGGCTTCATCCTCCTCCATGCCATCGCGGGTCATGAGAATGTTGAGGATTTTGGGGCCGCTGTAGATGAGGGTGTCCACCGGCTCTGCACCAGCGCCCTGGCGTTGCCACACCGTGGCTTCACCCAGTATGGCCTCATCGTACCCTTCAAGTTTGAGCATTTGGGATCCTTTGGGAAAAGGCCCCCACCCAGTAGCCCCACTAGGTGTAGGGTTATTGGGCGGGGGTGAGTGGGGTAGCTGACAGGACTGAAAGAAACGTGGTGGGTGGCCGGCCCCAGCGGGGTCACAGCCATGTTCCGGGATGGAACGCCGCCAAGGTACTTGGAGGGGGTGAGGGGCGCAACCCCCACGTGATCACAAATTGTTACGGATTGTTGCAGCCCCCGGGGGATTTTGGGCGCGGGTGGTTCCCTCTTTGTTCTTTGGGGGTGAAGGTGGGTGAAGGTTAGGGGGCCGGGGGTTCACCCCGTAAGTGCTTGATATTGCTGGGCGGGTGAAGGTTGTGAAGGTTGTGAAGGCACATTTCCCCAAAGAGAAGGGGTATATGTGTGGGGGGCGGGGAAAGATGGGGGAAATTTGGGCGCGGGACCTTCACAACCTTCACCCTTCCTTTAATTTCAAGGGGTTAGCGCCCCGCAACAAAAGATGTAGGGGTGAAGGTTAACAAACGTAAAACAAACTGATTTGGGGGTGGGAGGGGGGTCCTCATCATGATAGCACAGGGACGGCGCAGCCGTCAAGTATGCAAAGTTTTGGGGGAGGGGATTGCGCCGCCGCCCACAAGGTGGTACGTAGGGGGCCCCTCAAGGAGGATGTATGGACGAGAAGGAATCAATGATCTTGGGGCCCGCCGGGCTCTACAAGCTGGTGGCCCATGCGGTGAAGCCGTGGAGGACCCCCAACGGAGATGTATTCGTGGATCTGTGGATGGATGACATCCGGCACACGGTGCCCGTGAAGAGCGAGGCCTTTACCGGCATCCTCTACATGCTGGCGGCGCGGGGTGCCCCCGGCAAGCTCCCCAGTGCCAAGGCGCTGGAGGAGATGAAGGCTTTTTGCATAGGGACGGCGCTGGCATCCCAGCGCATCCTTCCGGCATTCGTGCGGGTGGGAGGCACTAGCGGCGACCTCTACTACGATTTTGGGGATGACACCCGCGAGATGACGAGGTGGCGCGGCGGCAAATGGGAAACCGTGAGGACTACGGGCGAGGTCCCCCGGTTCTACCGCCCGAATGGGATGCTCCCGCAGGTTAGGCCCCAAGGGGGCGGGGACCTCTTGGCCCTCTTGAGGAAGCACGTGAGGTGCAAGGAGGATGACCTCTACCTGTTGGCTGCCTGGTTGGTGGGCTCCTTCAAGGTGGGGGGCCCCTTCCCCGTCCTCATCATCAACGGGGAGCAGGGCTCCTCCAAAAGTACCACTACGCGCCTTTTGCGCCGGTTGGTGGATCCCCATGCCAGGGATATGAGGGAGCCGCCCAGTAACTCCAGGGATTTGGTGGCCGCCGTCAAGAACGCCTATGTGGTGGCGGTAGACAACGTATCCACTTTGCAGCACAACCTCAGCGACTCCCTGTGCCGTATCTCTACCGGCACTGGGGCCCTCGGCGGTAGGGCTCTCTACACCGATAGTGATGAGGCGGCCTTCACGGCGTGTAGGCCCATCGTGCTCAACGGCATCCCCGCCTTCGCGGAGCGCGAGGACCTCGTATCCCGTAGTATCAACGTGGAGTTGCCGGCTATTCCCGCCAGGGATCGCATGGACGACGACACCTTCTGGCACCAATTCGAGATGGACATGCCCCTCCTGCTGGGGGCCATCTTCGACTGCGTGGGCAAGGCACAAGAGGGCTTCTCCTCCGTGAGGTTGAGCGAGGCCCCGCGCATGGCCAACTTCGCCCGGTGGGCCTTCGCGGGATTGGGGCCCGACGCGGGGGAGCGCTTCCTCACCGCGTACTCCAACAACAAGCAGGAGGCCAGCGCCCACTTCGTGGAGCACAACGATGTGGCCCAGGCACTCATTTCCTTGATGAAGGAGAAGGAAGTGTGGTATGGTAGCTGGGCTCAACTCCTCGCGGTACTTGCCCCCCACGCCTCGCCCTCCAAATTTTGGCCAGAAAACTCCTTGCAGTTACGCAATCGGATGATCCGCATAAGCGAGGACCTGCGGAAGTGCGGATTGGAGTGGCGCAAGAACGGGCGCGAGAGCAAATCGGGGCGCAGTTGCGTCGAGGTCCGCCGACTCAAATCCTTTGTCAATAACCACGTTCTCACGAGTGTATCATGAAGGAAGAAGAAAACCCCATCATGGAGGAAGCCCAGCGCGAGGTGGAGGTGATGCCCCCGCTGAAGGCTTGGCGCGACTCCCGCCGCATGGACCTCACCACCAAGGAGGAAATCTTCTGCAGGGAGTACGCCATCCACCGAGATTCCAAGAGGGCCTTGTTGGCCGCCGGCTATTCCGGGAACCACCCGGCGGAGATCGGAAGGAGGTGGCTCCAGCGGCCCCGCATCGAGAAGCGCCTGCGCACCCTCTTGGAGCGGGACCAGTTCCGCGCCGACCTCACCCGCGAAATTTACCACAAGAAGCTCCAGGATATCTACGACAAGGCGATGGGCGACGGGGATTACGCGGGAGCCAACAGGGCCATGGAGCTTCTGGGGAAGTCCCTCGGGTTCTTCGTGGAGCAGAAAGCCGTGCTCAACGTGACCTCCAGGTTGCAGGGCGACAAGGCCCAAGAGGTAGAAGAGGTGAAGCGCCTGGCCAAGATTGCGGGGGTGTCCCTTGAGTGACGCTCTCCTGGAGAAGCTGCAACTCTTGGCGGAGGCCAAGGCCCGCGAGTCCTACTACGCCTATTTGCAGTATGCCGCCCCGTGGATTCTCCCCGAGGGCTTCGTGGACGGGGAGCACATCCAGAAGATTGCCGCCCTTTTGCAATATGTGGAGGAGACACCCCGCGCCCGCGCCATGATCTTCATGCCACCCCGTAGCATGAAGAGCGTCAACGGCTCCGTCCTCTTCCCCTCATGGGTATTGGGGCGGCACCCCACGTGGCAGGTCATGGGAGTTTCCTACGGGCAGGAGCTAGCTAACGCTTTCGGGCGCGACACCCGCAACCTCGTGATGTCGGATGACTACCAGAAGCTTTTCCCTACGCGCATCAAAAGTGATAGTAGGGCCACCAACAGATGGGATACGGAACAGGGAGGTAGATATGTCGCCGCTGGTATTACTGCTGGCATTGCAGGTAGGGGCGCTAATCTTGCTATCATTGACGACCCCTTGAGCGAGCAGGATGCGATGTCGAAGAGCGCCCGCGAGTTCGTCAAGAACTGGTGGCCGGGCGGCCTTCGCTCCCGCTTGCAGCCTGATGGGCGCATCCTCATCATCACCACGCGGTGGCACGAAGAGGATTTGGCCGGCTGGCTCCTCCGCAACGCCGAGGATGACCCCCGCGCCGAGCAATGGCAGGTACTCTCCATCCCGGCGCTGACCGAGGAAGAGGAGTCCTACTGGCCCGAGAGGTGGCCCGCCGAGTACCTCAAGGGGCTGCGGGATGACCCCACGATGCCCCGGGGGCAGTGGAACGCCCTCTATATGCAGGAGCCCACCGGCGAAGAGGGCAACCTCATCAAGGTGGAGAACATCAAGTGGTGGCCCAAGGACAAGCCGCTGCCCTCCTGCGACAGCGTCATCATGAGCGCGGATACCGCCTTCGGCAAGAAGGAGACCAACGACTACAGCGTCCTCCAGGTCTGGGGCATCTTCACCACCGGGTACGAGGACAGCCGGGGCAAGGAGTTTAATGTGCCCAATGCCCTTTTGTTGGCCAACCGGCGGGGCAAATGGGAGTACCCCGAGTTGTTGGAGCAGGCCCGCCAACTGGCCAAGAAGTACAACCCCGATAGGATCATCGTGGAGAAGAAGGCCTCCGGCGAAGTCCTCTACCCCGACCTCCAGCGGGCTGGGTTGCCGGTGATGCCCTACGTGCCGGGGAAGGGGCAGGACAAGATGGCCAGGGTACACGCCATCATGCGCTTCTTCGTGTCGGGGCGGGTCTGGTTCCCCGAGGAGCAAACCTGGAGTTACGACCTGGTGGAGGAATCCCTCGCGTTCCCCAAGGGGCGCAACGACGACCAGGTGGACGCCATGACCATGGCCCTCCTCTACCTCCGCGATAGCTACACCCTCTATAACCAGGATGACAACGTGGGGGAGGAGGAACCCGCGCGCAAAAGGAGGACGTATTGGAGGGCTTGATTACCCCGGCGTTTCGTGATATGATGCGGCATGGCCATTGAAAACAGCATGCCTTCGGAAGTCCTGGGGTTGCGCGGCACCATCGTTGAATTGGACGATGGCGTCGACGAAGTTGAAACTTCGTTTGACCAGTCCCACGACGCCAACCTGGCGGAAACCCTCAGTGAATCCGAACTGGGGATGATGGGCAGCACCATCTGCGAAAACGTGAAGGCCGACCTTGACTCCCGCGCCGAATGGGAAAACCTCATCGTAAAGGGCATGGAGGAGTTGGGGCTCAAGATCGAGGAGACGGCGGAGCCCTTCGAGGGCGCATGCACCGCGCACCACCCCCTCCTTTTGGAAAACGTGGTGAAGTTCCAGAGCAAGGCCGTCCAGGAACTCTTCCCGGCTGCCGGCCCCGTCCGCACTCGCATCTGGGGCAACTCCACCCCCGAGAAGGAAGCTGCTGCCGCGCGCCTCAAGGAGTTCCTCAACTACCAGATTCTTGAGGAGATGGTGGAGTATTTCGACGAGACGGAGCGGCTCCTCTTTGCCCTTCCCCTCGTGGGCTCCTGCTTCCGCAAGCTCTATTTCGACAACGGCATCGGGCGGCCCATCGCTGAGTATGTCCCCGTCGACCAGTTCGTCGTGAGCTACAATGCCCCCGACCTCCGGAGGGCTGATCGCTACACCCACATCATCTATAGGGGCGACGAGGACCTCAAGGCCGATATGGCTTCGGGCCTCTACCGCGACGTTCCCCTGGGGGCCCCCGGCCTCATCGACCAGAATGCCATTGCCGCCAAGGTGGATGAGCTTCAGGGCGTGGCACAGCCCACCAATTATAGGGCCCACGTCCTCTACGAGTACCACGGCTACTTCAAGCTGGAGGATGACGCCAACCTCCCGTATGTCGTCACGGTGGATTCGGGCACCCGGCGCGTCCTCTCCATCCGCCGTAACTGGGATCCCAACGACCCCCAGAAGCGCAAGCTGGAGTGGTTCGTCCACTATCGCTACGTGCCCACCATGGGCTTCTACGGGCTGGGCCTCATCCACCTCATCGGCTCCCTCGCCAAGACGGCCACCCTCACCATGCGGGCGCTGGTGGACGCGGGCATGTTCGCCAACCTGCAGGGCGGCTTCAAGCTCAAGAGCATGCGCGTCGTGGGTGCCAACGATCCCATCGCCCCCGGCGAGTGGCGTGACGTGGATGCCACCCTCCAGGATATCTCCAAGGCCATCTACCCCCTCCCCTACAAGGAGCCGTCGCAGACCCTCCTCGCCCTCCACGACAAGATGGTGGGGGCCGGCCAGAAGTTTGCCGACACGACGGAGCAGGTCATTGCGGATTCTACCAATTACGGCCCCGTGGGCACCACGCTGGCACTCCTGGAAGCCAGCACCAAATTCTTTAGTGCCACGCACAAGCGCATCCACGCCGCCCAAAAGCAAGAGTTCAAGATCCTCCGGCGCATCGACCGCGATTACCTCAACACCTACCCCTACGATATCCAGGGGGCCCCGCGCCAAATTTTCCTTGCTGACATAGCGGCGCAGGTCGACATCATCCCCTCGTCGGATCCCAACACCCCGTCGAATGCCCACCGCCTCACGCGGGCTACCACCCTCCTGCAGGTGGCGTCGCAGAACCCGCAGATGCACGACATGCGCGAAATCTACAAGCGCGTCTACACTGCGATGGAAGTCGAGAACGTCGACAAGATCCTGCCGCCGCAGCAGCAGCCCCAGCCCCTCGGTCCCCTTGAGGACATCATGGTGCTCTCGAAGGGGATGCCCATCGCTGCCTTCCCGGGCCAGGACCACCAGGCGCACATCATGGCCAAGATGGCCTTCCTCCAGGATCCCATGGGCGGGGCTTCCCCCGTGTTTGCCCAGGTGGCCCCGCTCCTCCAGGCCAACATCCGCGAGCATATGCTCATGCAGTATGCCGAGGCTGCGATGGCCCAGGGTGTCCCCGGGGACCAGGCCCAGGCCATGGCCGCCCAGCAGGTTGCCACCATGCATATCCAGCAGGCCATGGCGCAGCAGCAGCCCCAGGATCCCACGCTGCAGTTGGGCATGACTGAGCTTCAGCTTCGTGCCAAGGAGCACGAGGACAAGATGCTCAACCACGCGGCCCAGCTTGCGGTGCGCAACCGCGAACTCGACCTGCGCCAGCAGGCCCAGGACCAGAAGGGCTATGTCGAGGGGCTCAAGATCAAGCAGAAGGATACGGAGGGTGTGCGCCGTGCTGCCACTCAGGCCGTCTCCGCAATCGGGAGGAAAACCGGTGCCCAGTAAGTCTTTTGGCCAGGCCCGCATGATGGCGGCGGCGGCCCACGACCCCGTTTTTGCCAAGCGCGTTGGCGTCCCCGGCAAGGTCGCTAAGGAGTTCAACCGGGCGGATGACCGTAGTGGTTTCCTGTCGTCGGCCATGCGGGCAAAGGGTCCCGCCTACCAGGAGGGTGGTAAAGTGGAACGCAATCGTAGTTCGGTGCCTTTTCGCAGCGCTCCCACGGGGAACGATGATGAGCTTCGCGGCATGCCGGATCTTGGGCGGAAGTCCCCTGAGCCGGATCGCCAGACCCAGTTCCTGGAGCAACTGGACAAGGATGTTGCCGCCGGGGTCGCGCGTCGTGCGCAGGAGGCCAAGGACCGTGCAGCCGCTCGCGCCAAGGCTCCGCCGCCGCGCAGCGACAAGAACAACCCCGACGCCGCCACCATCACCCGAGGCCCTCGCTACGCCAAGGGCGGTAGCGTGAAGGGCGGCGGTTGTGAGAAGCGGGGCACCCGTCCCGCCAAATACTACTGAGGAGCCAACAATGATGAAGAAGCCGATGATGAAGGGTGGCAAGATGGGGAATCCCGCCGCGCTGCCCTCCGAGAAGTTCTCCGCCCGTGCCAAGCGCGCTACCCTCCGGGGTGACGACATGGGCACCTACAAGAAGGGCGGCATGGCGAAGATGCCCGCCAAGGGTATGATGCCCAAGGGCATGATGCCGAAGATGGCCAAGGGTGGCTACATGAAGGGCGGCAAGTGCTAAATCACTTCCGTCGAGCAGTCGAAGAGAAAAGGAAACGGCTCGCCCTGGACCTAATAGAGGGGCGGGCCGACTCCTTTGAAAGTTATCAGTGGCACGTAGGCTACTCCTCTGGTATGTTGGCGGCGATCCAACTACTGGAGGAAATAGTCGATGCAGATGCCGACAGCGAAGAGCGCGGGTAACACCACTTGGTGGACCGACCCTACTATCCCGGATCCCGCCGACCTCCCTACGGTGAGGGGCTGGCGAATCCTGGTGCGCCCCATCCCCAATGCCCCCAAGACGAAGGGGGGCATCATCATCCCGGATGCCACCATCGAGACGATGGATCTCATTCGCAGCGTCGGGCAGGTGAAGGCGGTGGGCCCCATGGCCTACTCTCGCGGCGATATGGGCGACGAGCCTTGGTGCAAGGTGGGGGACTACATTCTCTACCCGCGCTACTCTGGAGCAAAGTTCTCCTATGGTGGCGTAAAATTCCTGTTGCTCAACGACGATGAAGTACTGGCGGTAATCCAGGATCCCGCCCGTATAAACGAGTAGGGTATTGACAACCCACTTCGTTTCAAGTATCTTGGGAATGCGTAACGCAGGATCGCAACTGTGGAAAACAAAGAAGACTGGGTCGAGGTGGATGTAGCCCCCACCGAAACTCCGAAGGCCGACGCGACCCCCGTCGAAAATGCCCCGGAGGAAGAGAAAGTCGGACATCGTGCGGAGAAGCGGATAAAGCAACTCCTCGCTCGTGTCAAGGACGCTGAAGAGAGGGCTAGCAGGGCTGAAGTTGCCGCCGAGGTCAAGGCCAAGGAAGCAGCAGAAGCCCTGGAGAAGGCCAAGGGAACCGAGACATCCGCCCACACGGTCTACCGCAACAGTTTGCAGGACAAGATCAAGGTGGCGGAGAAGCGGTTCCAGGATGCCTACGACGCGGCAGATCGGGACGCCATCCTCGCGGCGCAAAATGACCTCATTGAGGCCCGCCTTGAATTCAAGGCCCTCGATGCCTGGGAGCGCAGCAACAAGGTGGATCCGGCCCCCGCGCCACAGGCTCCGGCCCCGCAGGCCCCGCAGCAGCTTGCCCCCGCGACCAAGGAGTGGATGGATTCCAATCCGTGGTTTGGCCGGGGTGCCAACGCTGACAGGCTGGCAACGGCGGCGGCAGTGGCCATCTCCGACGACTTGGTGACCGAGGGATATGACCCCTCCAGCGCCGAGTTCTACGAGGAGGTCGAGAAGCGCCTGATGGCAGAGATGCCCCGGATGGCCTCGAAGATCTCCAAGGGTGAGCCGGAACCCCGAAAGCCGGTCGTTGCTGGGCAGTCGCGCACTCCCAGTAGGCGTATCCGCCTCGATGAGGGCACCGTGAGGGCATCCAATCGCCTCGGTGCCACCCTGGAGGACACCGCCCGCTACATGGAGAAGATCCAGGATGCGGGTGACGGATACGTCAACATCGATGTCAAGCGCGGGAGGAAGTAACATGACGATGCGTAGTACGCGGGAAGATACCGCGCGAAAGCGTGAGTGGAAGGAGCCCAACGAGTTGGATGTGCCGGAGAGTCTCTCCCGGCGTTTCCTCAGCGAGGGCTTCGGGACCCGCTGGATCCGGGTGATGCTTGAGGGCAAGCCCGACCCCGTCAACGTCATGACACGCATGCGCGAGGGGTATGAGTTCGTCCGCAAGGACGAGGCACCCGAGTGGCCGGAGGCTCCCTCCATGGAGTACGGCACGCACGGCAACCTCATCGTCATCGGTGACCTCGCCCTCGCCAAGTTGCCCCTCGACATCTCCGAGTCTCGTACCCGGCAGATGGCGGAGAGGACCCAGGCCCTGGCCGATGCCATCAACCGGCAGTTGCAGGAGAATCGAAACCTCAACCGCGCCATGCCTGTATCGAATCGCGGAAGTAGTAGCAAGGTGTTTTCTGGTGGCCGCACCCCTACTCTCGACTGAAACCAAGGGCCGCCTGAGGAGTAGAGCATGACTGCTACGAAGCGGCCCTTTGGCCTCCAGCCGGTGCGCATCCGGGGCGGCAGCCCCAACAGCGGCGCACTCAACACGTACCGAGTCGGCGCGTCCGCCGGTTCCTCGGACATTGGTGACGGCGACCCGGTGAAGCAGATTGCGGGCGGCACCCTTGCCCTGGCCTCGGCGGCGACGGATTACGTCATCGGCGTTGCCAAGGGCTTCAAGTGGGTGGACCCGGTGACGAAGCGTCCGACGTGGAGCAACTACCTCCCGGCGGGCACGTCTTCGGCGGACAGCAACATCTACGCCTACGTCGTGGATGATGACCGTGCGACGTTCATCGTGCAGGCCGATGCCTCCGTCTCGGCGGGCGACCTGGGCCTGAACTTCGAGCTTTCGGCCATCGGCAGCGTCAACACCTCCTACGGCAAGTCGCAGGCCGTCCTCAAGGCTTCGACGCGCACCACGGCCACCAAGCTGGTGCGTCTCATCGGCGTCTACGACACGCCGGACAACGCGCTTGGGGATGCCTTCCCCATCGTCGAGGTGCGGATCGTCCAGCACCGCGATACGCAGGCCTCGGCCTTCTAAGGAGTAAAGACACATGGCAGCTATCACTAGGGCAAATATTGCCAAGCAGCTCCTCCCGGGACTCAATGCAGTCTTCGGCGTGGAGTACGGTTCGGTCGACGACCAGCACCTCCCCCTGTTCGAGATCGAGAACTCGGAGAGGGCGTTCGAGGAGGAGGTGCTCTTCACCGGCTTCGGCACTGCGCCGACGAAGGATGAGGGTGCCGCCGTCGAGTACGACAACGCGCAGGAAGCTTGGACCTCCCGCTACACCATGGAGACCATCGCCCTCGCGTTCTCGATCACCGAGGAGGCCATGGAGGACAACCTCTATGATACCTTCGCGCGTGTTCGTGCCAAGGCTCTGGCTCGCGCCATGGCCAACACGAAGCAGGTCAAGGCCGCCAACATCTACAACAACGGCTTCAACTCGGCCTTCCCTGGTGGCGACAACGTGCCGCTCTTCTCGGCGTCGCACCCCACCATCGGCGCGGGCAACTTCAGCAACACGGCTGCGGTTGACCTCTCCGAGACGGCCCTGGAGAATGCCCTCATCGCGATCTCCCTCTTCAAGGATGATCGTGGCATTCTCATCGGGTCGAAGGGCGTGAGCCTGCACATCCCGCCGCAGCTTCAGTTCGTGGCCGAGCGCCTCCTGAAGACCCCGGGCCGTGTCGGCACCACGGACAACGACCTCAACTCCATCAAGTCGATGGGGATGCTGCCGGGTGGCTACACCGTCAACCAGCGTTTCACGGATACGAACGCTTGGTTCATCAAGACGGATGCGCCCAATGGCTCGAAGATGTTCGTCCGAGTCCCGCTCCAGACGAAGATGGAGCCGGATTTCGACACGGGCAACCTGCGCTTCAAGGCCCGCGAGCGTTACGCCTTCGGCTGGTCCGATTGGCGCGGCTGGTTCGGTTCGTCGGGCGCTACCTGACCTACCCTACCGTGAGGTAAGTGGGAGGGCTGGGGGAAACCCTGGCCCTCTTGCTTTTCGTGGTACCCTATGCTACACTGGGGGACCACCCCGGCAACAGAATCGGGGGCACAATTTTCCCCTATTCTACGGAGTGCATCATGTCTCGTTTCACGCGCGAAGTCTACCCCGTTGTCGTCGTCGCTTCGGTTGGCACCTCCGCCGCCGATTGGGGCGTCGATACCGATGGCTCCCTCATCCTCAACCAGGTGGTGGCCGCCTCCATCAACGGCATGAACGTGTCGTCGGCCCCGGCTTACCTGCCCATCAAGAACGCCGCTGGCACGGTCTACTACATCCCCGTGTACACGACCATCGCGTAAGGGTGCCAGATGTCCTGGACCCAGATCAAGTCGGCCTTCACCTCTGCCACCTCTACGGTGGTGGTGGACAGGCCCACGCGTCTTCGCAGCCTCTACATCCACAATGACCTGCCGGGCACCCTCTACGTCTACGATGCCTCGGCGGCCATCAGTGCGACGGGCCAGAAGATCCTTCAGGTGGACATGCCGCATAGGGCTACCTCCGGTAACCCCGACAGCGTCGCCATCTACATTCCCGATGCGGGCCTTCGTTGCGAGCAGGCTATGTTCGTGAAGGTCTCCGGTGGTGCCAATTGCGGCATCACCCTCTTCTTCGATTGAGGCCCAAAATGGCAAAGTCTCGTGGTGCTGGCGCGGCCCAGCGTGGTTTCGAGTACGACGTGTACCGCAAGGGCGGCAAGGTCAAGAAGTACGCCGAGGGCGGTGAGGTGGACCGCGAGGTGCGTCGCCCGGCTTTTGCCAAGGAGATGCTCCCCACGCGCCCCACTTCCCAGCAGCGGCGCATGGCAAGGCGCGCTCCCCCTCCGGCTCCCCCACGTCCCTCAGATACCGATGTCATGAAGGGTATCGTCAAGGACATGACCCGTGAGGAGCGAGTGCGCAAGGCCGTGATGCCCTCCGAAATTTACCGTAAGGGCGGCGGCGTGAAGATGGCCGGCGGCGGCTCCTGCCGGGGCATGGGTGCTGCCACCAAGGGCGGCAAGTACACCATCAAGTAAGCCATGGCAACCTCCGGGACTACCTCCTTCTCCCTCCCCCTTGACGAGCTGCTTGAACAGGCATCTCTTCGGGTTGGGGGCGAGCCCACTCTCGGTACCGAAGCCCGGGTGTCCCGGCGGGCTTTGGACCTCCTCTTTACCGACCTCCAGAATCGCGGCATCCTTCTCCACACTCTGGAGCAGGTCCTCGTCACCCTCACGACAGCGGTGGCTACCCTTTCGTGCAGCAGCGACACCCTTGATGTCCTCGATGCCGTCGTGAGGCGTGACGACACCGACCTCATGATGACCCGCATGGGTTACGGCGAATACCTCGACATTCCCCGCAAGACGCAGCAGGGCCGGCCCACCCACTTCTTCGTCAATCGCCAGCGGGACAACCCCCTCATCTACATCTGGCCCGCGCCCGAGAACAATACTGACATTCTCGTCTACTGGAAGATGCGCTTCGTGCAGGATGCCGGGAAGCTCTCCAATGACCCGGACATGCCCCGCCGCTTCTGGCCTGCCCTCGTCGCTGGCCTCGCCTACTACCTCGGGCTCAACCGTGGGATGCAGTTCCCCGAAACTCGCCTGGGCATGCTCAAGGCCGAGTACGAGGAGCAACTTATGCATGCTACCGACGAGGACAGGGAGCGCGCCACCCTCCGTATAGTGCCACGCTACAGGTACTGACATGGGCAATTTCGCCTCCGGCAAACACAGTTGGAGCTTGTGCGACAGGTGCGGTTTTCGCTACCGCTACCTACAGATCCGCAATGAGCCGGGCACCCGGTGGCGCGTTTGCTCTACTTGCAACGACGGCCAGTTCAACCTCAACACCCATCCGCAGAATCGTCCTCCGCCCGTCTACCCCGACCCGCAGGCGCTGCGCTACCCCCGCCCCGATGTGAACCTGGCGGTGGGTGGAAATGCCAATGACGATCAGCAGCTTCCCCTCGATGACGGTGGCCCGGGAGGTCCCTAATGGCCATTGTCAATGGGGATCGGGTCCGCGAATATAGCGAATCGAAGGGCCCCGGCAACATCAACCTTCAGGGGGCGGTGCGCACCTATCGCCGTTTTTCCGAGGGTGTGGGTGTCGGCAACCAAACCTACTACGCCATCGTGCATTCTCGCCTTGACCAATTTGAGGTCGGGATTGGCACCGTCGTCTTCGTAGGTGCTCTCTATTACCTCCAGCGCGACACGGTCATCGTCTCTTCCAACAACAACCAGTTGGTAAATTTCTCCGAGGGTAACAAGCAGATCAGCACCGTCTACCCCGGCACCCAATTCGATCTCATCACCGACTACGTTTCCCTCACGGGCTACTACGCCGCCCAAGCCTCGGCATACGCCACCGACGCCTCCAGCTATGCGACGCAGGCGGGCACGGCGCGCAACCAAGCCCAAACCTACGCTGCCAGTGCCGCCGCTGATGCCGCCTCCGCCGCCATCTACAGGACCGACGCCAGCGCCTACGCCACCAGCGCCCTAAACTATAGGGATGAGGCGTCCGTCCGCGCGGCCCAGGCCCTCACCTATATGACGCAGGCGTCAGCCTACGCCACCGATGCTGCGGCCCAGGCATCTCTTGCCCTCACCTACAAGGACCAAGCATCTGCCGCCGCCTCCCTTTCCAACTACTACGCCCAGCAGGCAGCCTCCATTGTCGCCCAGGTAAGTTCGGTAACAGCCGAGGTCTCCCTCGCCTATATCTACAAGGCTTCGGCGTCTGCCTTCGCTACCGAGGCGGGCAGCTACGCATCCCTCGCCTTCATCTACAAGACGTCAGCATCCGCCCACGCCACCGACGCCGCCAGCTATGCCAGCATCGCCGCAGTAAGGGCCGACGCTGCCAGCGTAGCTGCCGTGAGTGCTGCCGCCGATGCCTCCCTCGCCGGAGTGTACAAGGCTTCCGCCTCAGCCTATGCCACAGGGGCTGCCAGCGATGCCTCTCTTGCCTTCATCTACAAGACTTCCGCCTCTGCCTTCGCAACTTCGGCGGCTGCCGACGCATCCCTCGCGCAAATCTATCGCACCAGTGCATCCGCCTATGCCACCCAGGCGGGCAACTACGCCAGTGCTGCCAGCGTGGCTGCCACCAGTGCCAACAACGCGGCCAGCATTGCCAATGTGGCGGCCAATACTGCCAGCATCGCGGCAGTAAGTGCCAACAATGCAGCATCCATAGCCGGTGTCCACGCCAATACTGCCAGCGTGGCTGCCGTCAGCGCCAATAATGCTGCCTCCCTTGCCGGGGTCTATGCCAATACCGCAAGCATAGCTGCCGTAAGTGCAAACAACGCAGCCAGCATTGCCACGGTCAAGGCCGCCGACGCTGCCAACTACTCTTCCGTGGCTGGCGTCTACGCCAATACAGCAAGTGTGGCCGCCGTGAGCGCCAACAACGCCGCATCCATAGCGGGCGTGTATGCCAACACCGCTAGCATTGCGGCAGTGAGTGCCAACAATGCTGCCTCCCTGGCGGGAATCTATGCGACCAGCGCCAACGCCGCCCTCAGTGCCCTTAATGCCCGCATCTCCTACGGGACGGCGGCACCCACCGGGGGTAGCAATGGCGACATCTACTTCCAGTACGTATAGGGGAGCGCCATGACTACTCCTGTGGCATCTGGGTGGGGTTCTGGAGTCTGGAATGGTACCCAGACGTGGGGCGGAAGTCCCTCCGTCCTGCCGCCATGGATCAACATCGCTGGCACCTGGAGACCTTCTACCGTCTGGCTGAACGTGGGCGGGGTCTGGAAGACTGTAGTTCCCTACGTGAACGTCAGCGGAACCTGGAGATCCTAACATGTCTACTTCATACACCCAACTCTATGATTATATCCGCAGCGCCTCGGAAAACGATGATACGGAGTTCGCGGCGGCCATCCCCACTTTCATCGACCAGACCCGCATGCGCTTGAGCCGTGACATTGACACATATGGCTTTGTCGTATATACTACGGTGGCGGTCTCCACCTACCTTGTATCGGTTCCCTCCGATGCCTTGGTGCTGAAGAACGTCACCTATGTGTCGGCGGGAAGGTACAGCCAGCTCATCATGCGTACTGACGAGTTCCTCCGAGAGTATTGGCCGCAGCGCACCTCCGTGGGTGAACCCAAGTACTATGCCCGCTGGGGGTACAACCAAATTCTGGTGGCCCCCGCGCCCTCCACCAGCGCCTCCCTCGAAATCTCCTACGTGCAGATCCCCACCTCCATTGGCAGCGTGGGCACCTCCACTAATTGGCTCACGGAGTATGCCCCCGAGGCGCTCTTTTACGGGTGCATGCAGGAAGCCTGCATGTTCATGAAGAACTACCAGGCCGCCGCCCTGTGGGAGGGCAAGTACCAGGACGCCGTCGGGAAGTTGCGCAACGAGGCCCGGCGCACCCGCCAGGATGACAACCTCAATAACAACTCGCCTGCCGGCGGCGACAACACCCTGCAAGGAAGCGTGTAATGCCCTCTACGTATTCCCCCTCCCTCCGCCTCGAACTCCAGACCACCGGCGAGAACGCCAACACTTGGGGTGCCAAGACCAACACCAACCTTAACCTCATCGAGCAGGCGGTTGCCGGGTACGTCAAGATCACCCTGGTCTCGGCATCCGCCACCTACACCCTCGACATCGCGGACGCCTCCGCCTCAGATGGGCGCAACGCCTTCATCGAGTTCGCGGGTACGGTGGCCTCCGCCATCTCCATCGTGGTGCCCAACGTTGAGAAGGGCTACTGGGTCAAGAATAGCGCCACGGGCAGCAACCTCACCTTCCGCACCTCCTCGGGTACCGGCTTTACCCTTCCCACCAACCAGTGGGTGTTTGCGGTGGCGGACGGGACCTCGATTGTCAACACCACGCCCACCTCCCTTACCGGGTATGCGCGCCTTGCCAGCGACCAGACCTTCACGGGTCTTAATACCTTCACCTCTGCGGTCGCTGTGCGGGCGGCCCTTAGCGTTACGGGCAATGCCTTCGTGTCGGGGGTCACCACCCTCGCTTCAGCCGTGGACATCAAGGGGGCTACATCCCTCGCCTCCACCCTTCTGGTAAACGGCAACGCTGTCTTCAATAGCAATGTGTCGGTGTCGGGCACCTTCACGGTGTCGGGTGTAGCCAACCTCCTCTCCGCCGTCAACATCAGGGGTGCCACGTCGGTGGGTAGCACCCTCGTGGTCAATGGTGCAGCAACTTTCAACAGCACCGTTAGCGTCTCCAGCGCTGTTGTGGTGGGTCCCGGCGCTGCAGGAACGCCCTCCATCTCCACCACGGGCGACACCAACACCGGCATCTACTTCCCCGCCGCTAACACCCTCGCTGCTTCCACCGCAGGCTCCGAGCGCATGCGGATCGACAGCGCAGGCAACGTCGGCATCGACACGACATCGCCAGCATATAAACTTGACGTAAACGGCGCTATCAGAATGCCAAATGCTACTGTTATTTTCATGAACGATAGCTCTGGAGTAGCCAAACAAACGCTTCAGCTTTTTTCTGATGACAACACATATATGAGCACTCCGGGTGCGTTAATTTTACGCACCAACGGCACTACCGAGCGCATGCGGATCGACGCCAGCGGGAACGTGGGCATCGGGACCGCAGGACCAACCAGAACACTTGATGTAGTAGGAACAGCATCATTTACTGGAGTTGTAAGTGTAAGTTCTGTAGCTTTTGGTACTTCAAATCTTGGAAAGAAAATTGCTGTATCTGGAGCCGCAATTGCTACTATTGTAAGCTTAACAGATGGAACTTCAATTTCTGTAGACTTCAATACATCTCAGAATTTTGCTGT